CATCCGATTCCAACTTCGCCCGAAGCTCAGCCAGCCGGGCGTCGATCTCCTGCAGCCTCTTCTCAAACACTTCTTTCAGTCTCCTTTCAAGATCGTTTTTAACCACAGCGCCCGTCGCTGACGTCTAGCCGCCTCCGCGGCCCGGCGCTCGGTCTCCACCTGCGCCAAGACCCAGCTCCGAGCACTGATATAGGTGTCATCATAGGCCGGCATGTCGACTGCCGACACGTCCCAAATCCGCTTAAACCGCAGAATGCGGCGAGTGCGAGTCTTTCGGTCATACTCGTCTTCGTCCACGGTAAAGGCAAAGCTCATCTTGTCCACATCACCGCGACGGATGAGCTCATAAAGATCNCGCCCCGCCGTGGTNTTCGCGAGCTTGGCCCGAATCAGCAACCCGTNCTCNTCAGGGATGAGCTCCAAAGTCTTATTCCGAGTGCGGGCCATGACCATGACGTTGTCGCTGTGGTTGTACTTGAACGGCACGTCTCGCAGGTCCGCGCCCTCCAAGGCACCACGGGCGATGACCTCAAAGTATTTGATCCCGTTGATCTCATAGAGCTCCGTCGGNCTNTCGTACACAATCGCTCGGCCTTCGACGATCATCTCCTGCTCATCGCCCGCCGGCTCGATGGCTCGAATCTCCGCCATCCGGATTTCTCGCTGGGGCCGCTGGACTTTCTCACCCCGCTCCTGGCGCTCATCCCACTGCGTCATACAAATCGCCAAGCGCTGGTCGCCGTCAGGATACTCCTCTTTCATCGTCTCGTCGCCCATGCATCGCTCGATGAACTCATCCTTGGTCTCGTCCTGCCCCGGCGTCGGAATCGGCATCGTCCTCACCTCCCGATTGGGCCTCGTCACCCAAATCATCCGTCTCGTCAATCGGCCTCGTATCAAGCCTGCGAATCGGCACATCCCCGCCAGGAACTGGTGGTAGATTGAAGACCTCCGCCAACTGGTTCGGGGTCATGATGCCGCGGTCCACCAACTGGACAAGCTGCAGTTTTGTGCGTACCGACGCATACTGCAACCGGTTCGCTTCGAACACGATCTCATTCCCGTGACCGATCTCGCGATCCGAAAAAAGTTTGGTCGTGAATTCCAAGCTTAATTGGACCGCCAGAGGCTCGATGGTAGACTCATAGAACGCATTCCATTCGTCTTCGGTATAGCGGCCCATAATGATGTTTTCATTGACGCCGAAATACCGNAANANCATGTCGCGGAGCTCTTTCATTTGATCGGCGTCAACCATTTTGGGGTCGCTATTGAGCTCAACATAATCAGCCTTGGCATCGAGCGCCGCAATCCCGCCCGTGTTTTGTACCGAGAGATACTCCTGGACAAACCGCTCACGGGCTTTAGAGATATCGCTTTCTTTGAGCTGCCCGGAGAATTTCAACAGCCCCCGCAAGTGGGCGCTCGTCTTAACCGCCTGGGCCAGCCCCTCCCGCGTCGTATGGAGCACCGAGAGCGTCGCGTTGATCGGATCGTTAGGGCTGCCTAACAGGTCATTGTCGTAAAAGTGCCGGCGAATATGGATCACATCCGCATACGGCAGCACGACCGCGGGTTGCTGGGCAAAGTAAAACTTAACGTAGAGCTCGCCCTCGTCGTCCTCCAACAACTCCGCTCCCGTGCAGTTAATGGGCCAGATGCTGTCAAGGCGCCCCTCCCTCCAATAGGGATACGCCCACGCGTTGTTATCAAGGAGCGCCGTCGATACGAGCTTATACAAAAAGTCATAAGCCGACATGCGCGGATTCGGCCGGAACTGCAAAAGCCTTTGAATATGGCTATCCGGTTGCGGGATCACATCGCCGCCCACTCGGCGAATATGACGAGCCTTCAGCTTCGCCGCATTCCGAGCGATGGCGTCCACGGCGGCCCGCACGACGTCAGCCTCATACGGCCTAGTGCCCCACGGCGTAAAGACCGGCGTGTAACCCGCCATGATCTTCACTTGGGAGAGGCCCGTTTTCCGCGCCAGGAGATTCCCAAACAGCCGTTGGAGCCAATTACGATTCTCAGCCACCGGACCACCTCCCTCACACCAAGGCTTTATAATCCTCAAACCGGTTCTGAAACACCGTGTAGGCAATAATAAGCGCCACCGCAGGGTCAATGCGCTGGCGCTTGTTCGTGCCCTTCACAGGCCGGATATTCTCGTTTTTGTCAACCTCAACAGCTAANTTTGTCAAAGCCCATTTGAGCAGTGGGTTATTATTGTAATTGATCCGTTTCGCCCCGAGGTCCGCCCGGAGCTCTTTCATCGGCGCCGAGAGCGTCTTAGCGCCCATGATCACCGGGATCAAGTCCCGCTTCCGCTCGTAGCCGAGCCGGCTTTCCATGTCCTCAACCCAGGCTGGGCTGTTCCATGAATCGTAGCCGACCCAATAGGCCGATATGTCATACTCCTCCCGGAGCTTAATAAACCAGTCTGTCACGTAGCGGTAATCCACCCTATTCCCCGGACACGGCGTGATCAAACCGCGCTCGACCCACCGGTCGTATGGGACCTTATCCTCTTTGGCCCGCTGCTCGATGGTGTCGCCGGGCATAAAGCCCTGAACGAGCGCGTAGAGCTGACCGTCAGGACGCATGACCAAGATGGCCGCCGCCGTCAGGTCCGTAGTGGCCGAAAGGTCCACGCCGCCGATGGCGTACGTGTCCCGAATCTCATCCATCGAAAACGTGGCCTCGTTATTGGCCTCCTCGAAAGTCAGCCACGTCCCGGTGCTCGTCTCCCTAACGTTGAAGTCTTTCGTGAGCACGGTTGGCAAGAAATTGGCGTCATTCTTGGCCCTCTCAACGTTAGCCGCCAGCTCCTCGTAACTCTTAATGGTGCCAAGCCCCGGATTCGCCTTTTCCCACGCTCGAAAGTCGACCCACTCCGAGCGGTCGTCCAACTCGTAAAGGAACGAGAGAAACCGTTCATCATCGACCACGCCGTCCAGCACCCGGCAGGCGTAGTCGTAAATATCATCGTAAATGCACTCCCGGACGAAGCCCGCCGTCGTGATCATCGCGAGGAGCGGCTGCGTCCGGGCCGTCATCGACTGCCGCATCACGTCATAGAGATTCCGGTCCTTGATGGCGTGGAGTTCGTCGATAATGACGCAGTGGCTATTCAGCCCGTCCAGGCTGTTCGACTCACTCGCCAGCGGTTCGAACTTCCCGAAAGCCACCGGAAAGTACAGGTCCGTCTTGCGCTTCTTGAGATGCTTCCTCAACGCCGGCGACTGGCTCACCATGTTGACGGCTTCGGAAAAAACGATGCGCGCCTGGTCCCGTTTGGTCGCCACGCAGTACGTCTCCGCTCCACCTTCACCGTCACCAATGAGCATGTACAACCCGATGCCGGCCAGGAGCGTCGACTTGCCGTTCTTGCGNCCAACGAGNAGCACGAACTCCCGGCAGCGCCGATAGCCCGTCTCCTTGTGAACAAAGCCGAACACCGACTGGAGCAGCGCCTTCTGCCAAAGCTCCAACCGCACAGGCTGGCCGATCCACTTGCCCTTGGAGTGCCGACAGAACCGCTCGATGAACTCAATTGGTGCCGTGGCCGCCTCTAAATCAAAAACCCACGGGTCGCGTGGGTTGTCTAGCTCCTCGATCAGCTTTTGATATTGCTGCTGAACTCGCTTTGAAACGACGACGTCTCCCGACTCGATCTTCTGCCAGTAGGTGCGGATGTAATTTTCCACAGCCTCACCGAGCCCGTGACTTCACGAACTCCATCAGCTCGTCGGCTTCCGTCTTGCCCTTCTCTGCAGTCGGCAGAAGATCGATCAACTGCTTCACAACCGCCGAGTAGCGGTTGATCATCGCCGCGTACACCTTCGTGGCCGGGTGCTCCCGCAGAAACCGCTGAGCTCCCTGCTCAAACAGCTCGATGACGCCCTCGCGGTCGATGATCTCCCGCGTCTCTTCGAGCGTGGCCCGCATAAACGCAGCCTCTTGGATCAGCCCGTCGACGATCTTGCGTTTATCTTCCGGCAAATCCTTGAAAACTTTCTTNAGTCTCGTCAGCTCGGCCTTAATTTTCTTAGCTTTCTCTTCCGTCACCGAAGTCCGGTTATCTTCGGCCGGAAAATCAATCACTTCTGCACCGTTTTTTCTAGCCACATGTTCACCCCCTCGTGTGCGCGACCA